GTAAACATTTACCACAGTACTGTTATCACATCAAAATCACACCATTTTAAGCACAAAAACACTCTTTTATATAAGTAAGTATATCCGTATGCTATTATAATATATAGTATATGTTAATATTTTTTTGAATTTAGGAGGCCACGATGTCAGAATCAAGAAGTAAACTAGAAGCGATTCTTGAACTTTTACTATCTGAGGACACTGAAAAAGCAGAAGAAATGCTACACGAATATGTTGTTGCTAAAGCAAGAACAGAATACGAAAGCATCTTAGATGAAGATTCGTCCGAAGAAGAGGAAGTTGAAGAAGCAACGGAACAAGACGAAGACGCAGTTGAAGAATCAGAAGAGTCTGATGAAGAGGCTGTAGAAGAAGATTTCAATGTTGACGAAGTTGTTGATCAAACAAATAACTTTGAAGACGAAATTATAGACGACGAAGAAGGCGAAGAAGGAATCAAAGATGACGACGAATCCGAAGAAGACGGAGACGAAGACATGGGCGAAGAAGATTTAGAAGACAAAGTCGACGATTTAGAAGGCGAGTTGGAAGATCTTAAAGCAGAGTTTGAGAAACTTTTAGCAGGCGATGATGAGCCAGAAGATGAAGCAGAAGCAGAAATGGACGCCGATATGGACATGGACAAAGAGCTTGATCTAGAGTCAGTTGAATATGATTTAGACGAAGACGCAGAAGAAGAAGACGAAGTTGTTGAAGAAGCAACTAAGTTCTCAGATAAAGTTGCAGAGCAACCAATGAGTGGAGCAAAAGGTCTTAAAGGTAGCGAAGCGGATTCATCAGAAAGCCCGTTTAGCAAAGCACCTAAGCACACTAACATTGCAAGTCAAGGTTCACCAGTAAAGGCGAATGATGGCGGCGAAGGCAATAAAGGCGCAGAAACTAAAAAGAACCCAACTACAGACAACATTAAAGTTAAGTCTCAAAAGGCATAAGTTTTTTAACTGTAGAGGTATAATAAATGATGACTAGAAAACTTTATGAATACATGAGCCCGGAGCAATCCAAGGTACAAATCATGGAATCAGAAGATGGCAGAGACCTTTTTATGAAAGGTTTATTCATCCAAGGTGATGTAAAAAACCAAAACGGTAGAGTATATCCTAAAGATGAAATTGCTAATGCAGTAGAAAGTGTAAGATCTAGATTATCGCAAGGCGAGACTGTAATGGGTGAGTTAGATCATCCTGAAGAATTGCAAATTAACTTGGATCGAGTTAGCCACATTATCACAGACATGTCTGTAGATGAGGCGAACGGTTTAGGGAAACTTAAAATCATAGATACACCGATGGGTAATATTGCGAGAGCATTATTAAAAGCAGGTGCAAAACTGGGCGTTAGCAGTAGAGGCAGTGGTAATGTAGATGGGTCAGGTAAAGTATCTGACTTTGACATTGTTACTGTAGACATTGTGGCCCAGCCCAGTGCTCCAGACGCTTACCCAAAGACAATTTATGAAAGTTTATTTAACATGCGAGGTGGTGCTCAGATTTTTGACACTGCTACCGCACTGACACAAGATAAAAGTGCAGAAAAACATTTGATGAGAGAAATCACGAAATTCATCAATGAACTAAAACTATAGAAGTAGGAGACTACTATGGCAGTGACATTTAAAGACTTACTCGAAGGCGCAGAGTTAACAGAAGACGTTAAATCAGCACTAGTAGAGGCATGGGAATTAAAAGTCTCTGAAGCAAAAGAAGAAGTAACTGCTGAGTTAAGAGAAGAGTTTGCTCAAAGATATGAGCATGACAAATCTCAAATTGTTGAAGCAGTTGATAACTGGTTCACAGATCAACTTAAAGCAGAAATTTCGTTGATTGCTGAAGAGAAAGATAGCCTTAGCAACGACAGAGTTAAATATCACAAAGCCATTAGTGAACATGCTAAACTATTAGACACATTTGTAACCACTATGGTTGCAAAAGAAGTCAAAGAACTTCGTGCAGATAGATCAAAAGTAAGCGAACATGTTGCTAAACTCGATGAGTTTGTAACAGAATCACTTGCTAGTGAGTTATCTGAATTCCATGAAGATAAGAAATCATTAGTTGAGCAAAAAGTCAAAATGGTCGCAGAAGGCAAAAAACAACTTGCTGAAGCAAAGAAGAACTTCATTTCTAAAGCCGCTAATAAGGTCGAAGGCGTTATTAACAAGGTTATTAGTGAAGAAGTTAAATCTTTCCGTGATGACATCACAAAGGCTCGTGAGAACGACTTTGGTCGTAGAATATTTGAATCATTTGCAAGCGAATACGGTACTAGTTACTTAAACGAGAGCAAAGAGATCAAAACAATACAGAAAACACTAGCGGACATGGAAGCCAAACTTAATGAAGCAAAAGAAACTATTGCTTCTAAAGACGAAGCAGGGAAACTTGTAGAATCTAAGTTAAGGATTGCAAACGATCGATTCGAAAGAAAAGAGAAGTTGAATGAATTAATGGCCCCATTAGGCAAAGAGAAGAAAGAAATCATGTCGGATTTACTTGAAAGTGTTAAGACAGAGAAATTAGAGAAGCAATTCAATAAGTATCTCCCATCTGTTTTAGATGGCGAAACATCAAGAGTGAAAAAGACATTGTCAGAATCAGTTGTGAACAAAGAGCACACTGGGAATAAGAAGGCAACTGCAGGTGCAGAAGCCGTTGACAAAACGGATGATATCGTAGAATTAGATATGATTCGTAAATTAGCCGGACTTTCAAAATAAAGGAGCAAAGAAATGGCAGAATTATTTGAAAGCAACTGGTCCGCAACTAAAGACGCTTTGCTTGAAGGATTATCTGGAAACAGAAAAACTTCATTAGATGTGGTCCTCGAGAATACAAAAAGACATTTGTCAGAGGCCGCAACAGCAGGTGCCACAGGCGCAGGTTCAGTAGCAACATTAAACAAAGTAATGTTACCGTTAATCAGAAGGGTTATGCCATCTGTTATCGCTAACGAATTAGTAGGCGTTCAGCCTATGACTGGTCCAGTAGGACAAATCCACACGTTGAGAGTACGTTACTCAGAGACTGGTGGCGGTGCAAATGCAGGCGACGAGGCTTTAAGTCCGTTTAAACTTGCTGGTACATATGCTGGTTCTCCAGATGCAACTGCATCTGCTGAAGGACAAGTAGGTAAGAAAATGAGCATTCAGATCTTAAAAGAAACTGTTGAAGCAAAGACTAGACGTCTAAGTGCTAGATGGACTTTTGAGGCAGCTCAAGATGCAGAAGCAATGCATGGTGTAGACGTTGAAGCAGAAATTATGCAGGCGTTAGCACAAGAGATCGTAGTTGAAATCGACCAAGAAATTATCGGTTCACTAAGAACTCTTGCAGGTTCTGGTACAGCGTTAGACTTTAGTGCATTAAGTGGACAAAGTGTATACGTTGGTGACAGACATGCGGCATTGGCTATTGAGATCAACAGAGCGGCTAACAGAATCGCGGCTAGAACAAGACGTGGCGCTGGTAACTACATTGTTGTTTCTCCAGAAGCATTAACAATACTACAAAGTGCATCTACTTCAACGTTCGCAAGAACAACTGAAGGTAGTTTTGAAGCACCAACAAACACTAAGTTTGTAGGTACTTTGAATGGTACAATCAAGGTATTCGTAGACAACTACGCGGCTGACGGAACTAAGATTCTTGTTGGTTACAAAGGTTCAAGCGAAACTGATGCACCAGCATTCTACTGTCCTTATATCCCATTAATGAGCACAGGTCCAGTTATGGATCCTGCTACATTTGAACCAGTAGTGTCATTTATGACACGTTATGGTTACAAAGAACTTACTAACACAGCAAGTTCATTGGGTAACGCGGCAGATTACGTTGACGCAATTACATTGTCAAACGTAGTATTCCAGTAAGAATTACTTTACTAGATAAAATTAGCC